TATACCGAGCTGCCCGGCGTTTTCCGCTATTTTTGCGATATCGGCGGCAGCCATCGGAACAACCGTTGACAGTGCCTTGATTCCGTCGCCCATTTCAATAAGTTGAGGGCCAGCTAGGTTGGTGGTCTTCGCGACACCGGCCATCGCGGATTCAAATTCTATTGAGGCGTCCGTACAATCGCGCAATACATTGACTATATCCTCAAGCGTCTTTTTAGCGTAATTCGTTACAACAATAGCGGCTGCAAGGGCCTGAATACTATCTAAACTTTTTCTACTAAAGGTTTCTGTATTATCCGCTGCTTGTTTTACCGCTTTGCCATAGCCATCAATTGATGTAGCGGTGCCATTAGCGCTGTTCGTTGACTCATCAAGATATTTTTTTGTTGTTTCCTGTGACTTTTGGAGTTTGATAACTGCGGTTGTAGTATTGTCCAGTTTCGTCTGATAACCTGTGGCAACAGCTGATACGCGGTCATACGCGTCTTTATTACTGTCCAACTCGGCAGTAAGTGCTTTGTAATTCTCTGTATTTGCACCTCCCGCTTTTTCTTCCGCGATCAGTTTTCTTTCGGTTTCGGCAATCGCGACATTGAATTTTTCACGCGTGTTAGTTGCGTTTTGTAGCGCGTCAGTCAGCTCTTTTTGCTTATCGCGCTGCAAATCAAGCTGCTTTCCGAGCGATTCATATTTTTTTGCAAGGTAATCCTGACTGTTGAGCTGCCCGGCGGATTCGGCGGTCAGCTTTGCCATCTCCGCTTTTAGCAAGCTCAAATTGGTGCTGATATCCTTCAGGCTTCTTTTATAATTATCGTCGCCCTCTATTGTGAGGCGTGTCGCTATATTCCTTGTCGCCATAGTTTCACCAAATCTCAAATATATTTCGGATTGTCCTTGACTTATAGCCGGTTATGTGGTTTAATGAAATAAAGGGGTGTGATAATCATGTTCGGGATAGTGACGATCTCTGTTGGCCCAATAACTGCGTTCATAATTGTTTTGGCTATTGCTGTTGCCTATATCAAAGGGCTTATAAGGCTCGTAAGGAATATGAAAGAAAAGCGAAACAGCAAGCACGGGTAGGCCGGAGAGTGATCAACATGCTTACTCTAGCGGGGCTTATTATGAGTATCGCCGCCACTTATTTAATTTTCCGCAATGGTGTACTTGGCGCTATAACGCTGATTAATCGGAGGAAGGCTTCGAGGAGATAGTAGTGTGGCTAGACCAAAAACAAAAACTAAATCGGAAAGCGTTGCCGCTTACATAAAAAAGACATATCACCGTTACGAGATAAAAGTGCTGAAGGATACAGCCTATGACTTCCGTAAAAAGTGCGTATCCGAGGGTACAAATCCGAACAGGATCGTCAATGAATGGATAAAATCATATATATCAGAGCCGCCCAAATAAGGCGGCTTTGTTATAACCCAAAAAAACTCTTGGCGGCGTCCGAAATGCCGTTATCATTAATACCCGCGGGATCGGCGATCATAACGTCAATAAGCAGTTGCGGGTCTTGTTCGTCTATTTCGCTCGGCAATAGGCTGTGTTCAAACAGCAGGGTGCGGTACAGGCTCAATATCGGGTCGTCGGGGATTTTAGTATCCGTATCGGGAGTTTTTCGTGGCCTTACCGCGTTAAACCATCTCAAAACCATATTGCGGGCGCGCGATAATTCGGCGCTGTCAAAATTACGCCAATCGCCTGTTAATGAATCCGCGGTTATTTGCGTGCCATCAAAGATAGCAATCAAACCCGCGTCAGCCGCCTCGTCAAGCGCTGCTATTGTTTTCCCGTTGTCAAGTATCTCCGCCATGGTGCGATATGTTTTAAAATTAAATATGCTGGATACTATGTCCCTGCCCTTGTAAGCAAGCGTCAATCTTTTCATATATTCATTGAGAGGGGCGACCATTAAGCCGCCCCCCCTGCCCTGCTATTGTTTTGCACCAGCCCTCAAGTACCCGCTAAGCCACCGGAATGAGATCCCATATTGGGTCAACAAACCAATTGGCCGCGATAGCTTCCGGCGTTAGAGTCTCGGCGAGGTTCTTGTCGCTATCGATCAGCAAGCGCCGGTACTTGCCAGTAGACACGAGCGACGCGCAATTGATCGTGATGCTGTCGGACTGGAAACTGATAGAGTTGCCTTTTGTGTTAGCGCTTTCAGCGGGCGGCGCGGCCTTTGCTTTATAATACCACGCATATGCCGACGACCCGTCCGGGAATGTCGTCTTTGCTCCGACTGCCATTTCAATCGGGTTTATTTGCCCCTCTTCCAGCAGCCCTTTCTTGTAGTCCTGCCCGAACCATATCGCCCTGATTTCGGGCGTCACTTGCGCCATCCCTACAGTTAACGTAAGATCGCCGTTTTGAGTGGCGGTGGAGTAAACCCCGTTATCTGCGTAAAATGACGCTGATTGGGCGTTCGGGTTAAATCCGAACTGTGTCAGGCCCGGAACCCGTACGGCCGGGCCATATGTTGGTTTTTCGGCGCCTGCTATATCGGTAAGCAGCGGCGCGAACCAAAATTCTTCGCAGCCAACTTTCGGCTGCGGTGTATTTCCAAGTGCCATTATTAGCCTCCTATAAATTCTTTGAGCTTATATATTCGTCATAGATGTGTGCTGCGGCTTCATGCGCATCATCTTCACTTTCTTTATTCGCGTCACGGATGAATGGGCGCGCCTTTTGTCCGCGATTACCGATTTTAGGCGGCCTGCCATATTCGTTCATGAAAGCTACTTCGACGTTGTACACGCCGTTTTTATTTTTGCCGCGGGGCGCTATTGTTATCGCCCTGCCTGCGAGGAAATCATATGGTTTGCCTATTGCAATTGAATCAAGCGTTACGCCCGTCCTGTGTACGCCGTAAGCGAGCCCTTTGCGCTTTTGCGCCGACTCTACTATTTCGGCTTGCGCGTATAGCATCTCGTCTAGCACGTCTCTCGGGGTAGTCGCGAGTGCCTCGATTGAGTCAATAAGGTCCGCTAATCCGCCCTCAGTCATAATCATTTGCGTCAACCTCTTCGCTTGTTTCGCATTCGAAAACGATGTGTTGCCCATCCTCGTCCGACGCGCTAACCATGCTCGGCCATGTAAGCCCCGATCCAAAGAGCTTTACTTTTGTCTGCTTGATGCGCGTCACGCTGTTAAACGTGCGCGGACAATAAAAATGTACCATGATCAGGTATCTCTCCTGACTGGGCGCGTTGTCCGCGTACGCGGCTCCCAGTGTCGAGTATTCAAATGTGTAGTATTGCTTTGGCGGCGGTTCATTTGTCTTTGGCGCGAACTCGCCGTGCATGACGGGGTCGCCAAACACTTCAAGCGCGTTTTTGATTTTCTCGTTTACGCCCATGGGTCACCTCGCGGATACCTTTCGCTGTGCCTTGATCTCCAGCCACTCGTTGCGCCTTTCGACATTGTCGACGCTGACGACCTCATAAGGCTTCGGGTCGCCCTTGAGATACACTTCAAGGGCGGCGTCGTCCAGTAATGGGGAGTACCGCACCGTTATCGTTACCGGGTCGCGCAATTGTAACTGCATTGCCGTCCATACCTCACTGCCGTGGGCGTTCACCCATTTGCACATCACCGGGATATCTTTGCCGGATTTGTCCTGCCCGAAAACGTTGTGTAAGGCTTCGACCGGGAACCCGTCTTTGTCTACGCTGCGATCCATACGCTTAAAGCATACCGCAACATTCAGTTCGCCCGCATTCGCGCTCTTACTCATCAGGCGTCACATCCTCACCGGCATACCTGAGTTCAAGCACAAAGCTGTTAATGAGGTCACGCGCGTTACTCGCAGCGGCGCCTTGCGCGGTCGCCTGATATCCGCTGGAAAACGACAAGCCGCGATTCTCATAGTACATCGTGGCAAGCGCCACCAAAAACAGGTCATACTGTGCGTTTGACTTGTAATCCGGTATCCCCGCCGCCGCTGCTTTTGATCTCGCGGCGGCAAGATATAGCGCAACCTCGGTGTTATCCGGCGGTAAATTCATATATTTACGTAATACTTCTTCTGTTACCGCCATGATATTTCCCTCACTTTTTTGACGCTTTTGACACTTTCGGTGTCTCCGTCGGCGCAACTGCGGGCTGCCCGTCCGCGTCCACGATATCCTCGCCCTTTTCTTCCGCTTCAGGATCAGGTGACGCAACTTCGATATAACCGGGCAACTTTTTGTTTATTTCCGTAACCCGCCCTGGCAAAAATTCTACTTCCTCGCCGGGATTGTAGAGTTTTTTCGTGTCCTTGTCGCGGAATGTTTTTACTATTATAACTTTCATTTCACTTAAACCTCCGGTACTGTAGCAACAACTTTTGGCAGCCTGAACGCACTCTTCAGGCGGATCTTATGGTCACCCCACGCCGTGAGGATAAAGTAATACTCGCCTTTAAGGCCGTCCTTGTCGGTCTCGTAGATCGTACCGATATCGTAATTCTGGCGGCTGAACGAGAAATCACCGACTACAGGCTTGACGGCGCGGTCGTTGAATATGACTGGGATACCGATAACATCTTCAGGCTTTTTGCCCCAGAGGTCGTTATTGTTGTTGGCCAGCGTCTGGATCTCTTTGAAATAATCCTGTTTGCGCATTACGCAGGTA